CGTGGACCACCAGTCCCTGCTCGTACCGCGCCTCAAGCGGACCGAAGCGGGTCACCTTGTCCTTGTCGGGCTTGATCCCGCGGACCGGAAGCCGCGTGGTCCGCAGGAGCTCCTGAATCACCGCCGCTTGGTATTGCACCTGCTCGATGCCAATGGTCTTCGGTCGCCACTTGCCAGCCATGTCCTGGACGAAGCGCAGGACGCCGTCAAACGGTGCGCGAATCCGCGCGGCATCGAGCACCCAGATGGTGCCCGCGGAGTCGCGCCCGATCGCCACCGCGGCGGTCCAGTCCGCGTCGGTCTTCGTGCTGATCGCCAGGTCGACGCCGATGTACACATCGAGGCCGGCCGGCGGGGTCCCGGTGCGAATCCATTCGCGTCGCATCCTCGCGCCCTGGGCGTCCACGAACTCGGCAAGGTACTCCTGCCGGAACGCGATGCTCGGTAGGCTTCGCTCCGCGGCCTCGATCTCGGCCGGCGGGATGTACGGGTTCGCGAGCGTCGGCATGGTCCAGCTCCGCCATTCGTCGTCGGTCTTCGCCTGGTCGAACAGCGTCTTAAAGTAGTTGTGGCCCTTGGGCGTGGAGAAGAACCACGCGGAGCCGGCGTAATCGGTGAGGGTCGGCCGGATAGCTTGGGTCCATGCCTCCTCGAGGTAGACCGCCATGGCGGCTTCGTCGATGCCGACCCAAGCATATTTGCGTCCGCGGGCAACCGTGGCCGGTTCGCCCAGGGTCCAGTAGTCGATCGCCGATCCGGTGATCAGCTCGATGCGCGGGAACGGGCTCACCACCGCGCGGCTGATGATCGGCTGAAGTATCTTGCGCTGGTCGTTGTAGGCCTCCTCGAGGAGCCTGTACGTCGGTGCGAACCATCCGCAGGATCGGCGGTGCTTCAGGAGCGATTCGGCCATGAGGATCGCGCCCATTGTGGTCTTCCCGAACCGCCGGCCGCAGGAGACCACGTTGTACCTGGCTGGCGCGGCCATGATCTCCTTCTGCGCCGCGTGAGGCCGCGGTAGTACCAGCTCAATCCTCTCTGGCATCGATTCTCCGCTGCGCGTCTTCGATCGAAAAAAAGATGATCATCGAGAGCACCAGGAACACGGCGATACCCAATACGATCGCGCAGAGCCACCAGACGATACTCACGGCTGGTCCTCGTCCGCGAAGCGGACCACGACCTCGATGCCACCGCCGGCCGCGCCGGTGACCTCCTGCCGCTCGGACCAGTCTTCCCGGCGTCGTCGCTTCAGCCAGGACTCCGCTGCCCGCCAGTCGCCATCGGCCTTCGTGGCCTCCACGCGAAGCCTCGCGGCCATGGCGCGGGCCACTTCGGCCTCCGCGCGCGATACGGCCAGACGAAATTCGGGATCGTCGAGTCTCCACCGATTCATGGTTTCCCAGGTCACGCCGTTGGATTCGGCCGCGTCCTTTTGGGTGCATCCGTCCCGCAGGGCTTGCAGGATGCCTTCTTCTACGGCTGGTGTTCGCTTTGTCCAGCGTCCTCGTTTGCCTTTTGTCTCCACTTTGGATACCTCTTCTCGACCGCGAATTCCATCCATTCCCATTCGGTCGGGCAGGACGGGTGCTTGGTTATTATCGGTCCTTTGGCCCGCAGGATCGGCCTCCAGCCGAGTGGTAGGTTCACTGGTGCTCGATCTCGGACGATCGCCAGCTCCATGCCGGTTCGCTCGGTATGCTTTTCATCCGATCGGATATGCCGTCCGCTCGGCTTGACGCAGATGATTATGGGTTGATCGTCCCACCATGTGATTCGCGCCATGCGCCGTTCGATCCATTGCCAGCGTCCCTGGTAATAGCAGTTCTTGGCCCGCTGGTCCGCGTTGTATGTGTGGTAGGCCTTGATCCGATTTCGCTCGAGCTGGCGGGCTTTGTATTCGGGATCGTTGTGGTATTGCTCGAACTTGCGGGAGAGGTCGATGCGCCGCCGGCATTCCGCGCATTTTCCGAGCGTCGTCTTCCCTGTTTTCGATTCGGCACGCGCGATCTCGAAGCTGCTTCGCGGCTTGAGCTCCTTGCAGACGGTGCATCGCCTCGATGTCCACTTTGCGACGGGTCTGCCAGTGCTCATTGGGCCGCTTGGTACGCCTCCTCGAGGTTGTTGGACCAAACCTCCCATTGGGATTCGGATTCGGCGAGGAGCTCGACCAGCCAGAGTGCGCCGGTCTGTTGGCAGTCCGCGGTGAAGATGTCGGTGCCTCGCGCCTGGACAACGTATTGCTCGAGGTTCTGGTCCCATACACGCTCGATGCGGTTGATGGTGGTCCACCACTTGCACCGTATCGCTTGGCCCTCGATCAGAGCTTTGAGAGCTTGCGGACCGGTGAGGTTGCCTTCGATGATCACCGGCTCATGTCCTTGATCTTGTCGAGTGCCTTCACGGTGTCCTGCGCCTTGGTGTCGTCGCGGGTGTAGAGCCACGCGGCGTGGAGGATGATGTTCTTCAGGTAGGCTTCGTTGCCGGTATCGAGCCACCGCTGGAGGCCGGTGACGATGCGGTTCGCGGTCTGCATCTCCTCGGTCTTGCGCCGAAAGGTTTCGATGCTTTCCTCGATCTGGGTTTTGGTTCGTTCCATCTTGTCTCCAAAGTAAACCGGCCCGGCTGGTTGGCCGGGCCGGCGGGTCATCATTTCAGCTTCGCGCTGATTTCTTTCAAGGTTTCGTTCAGATCACCGAGATGATTCGCGATGATCATCAAGATTTGATCTGTTCGTCCGGCATGAGGGTCTTCGACATCAACCGAAGAGAAATCAATCAAGTTTTCGAGCGTCGTGGTTGCATGAGCTGCACGACGGTCTTGACGAGCCTTTTCTTCAGGAGTGAGTCTCAGTCGCCCATTATCCGTTTCGTTGTATTTCCGATCCCATTCTTCTTCAGTCATTCGGCGAACGGGTCCTCGATGCCATCGGTGTCGTCGACCACCGGCTTGCGGAGCGGCTTGCGGACCGGTGCCTTCCACGGCTTGACGCTCTGGATGGTGTTCACCTCGCGTCCCTTCGCGGACATTACCGTGTCAACGGTGACCGACCAGGACGCGGCCTTGAGCTCGTCGAGGTCCAGCCCGGCGAATTCCTGCGGGGTGAGACGCCGTCCGAGCATTCCATCGAGCAGCTTGGTCAGCTTGGCGGCATCGTAGCCGTAGGCCGTCTTCGTGAACTGGGTGAACCGAAACGGCCGGCCCTCTTCGTCTCCGACCTCGACCGTCTCGAAAATCCAGCGGAAGTTGGGCTCCAGGCGGTCCCGATCCTCGAAGCTGGGCCGGTCCGTCTGCTCGACATCGATCAACGTGCACTTGTACGCACCAGCATCGGCCACCGGGTACGACCCGCCGCTGAAGCTTGCGTGTTTCGCGAAAAAGCTCATGTTTTTTCCTTCGCCGGACATCCGGCTGCGTTATCGCCGGAGTGTCCGGCAGGGCATTCTACACGGTGCTATATCGGTGCGTCAATATCCCGCACGAATAACCATCAAACCACTTAGGTCGGCCGGCTTGGTTCTGCGCCGCGAAGCGTAGCGCGGAACCTTGCCGGCCCTAAGGTGGAAGGGGGTCTGGGGGAAACCAAAAGGTGGTTCCCAGACTGGTTCCAACCTAAAGCCCCCGTAGGGGGCTAAGGGTCGGGAACCACCTACGCTCCCGCCACGAACCAGATCGGCCACTTGTCCTTGGTCACCGATTCGATCAGACCGTCGGCCTCGAGCTCCGCCAAAACCGCCTGGCACGTCTCCCGCTTGACCCTCGCAAGGTTCTGGACCTTGTTCAGCCCGATGCCCGGATTTTCGCTCAGGACGGCTAGAATTCGGTCGGATGGGCTAGGAGTACCATCTTTGGCCTTGCGCCCCTGTACGGGCAACGTGGAGGCCGTATCGGGCAATTCCGAATGGCAGAGTCTGACCGTGTTATCGTCTAACGTCTCGATTCCGAATCCAACGTCCGGAACGGCACCTTCTTCAAGGTGCCGATGTTTCGTGACGTGGAACCGGTAGACGCCGTCCCGCTTGTCGATCGACGCGATCAAATCGGCCTGGGCCGCGATCTCGCCCGCACCGCGCATCGCCTCGTGCTCGACCGGGCCACCGCCGGCCGCGGACTTGCGATGGTGGTGGAGGCATACCACCGCCGCGCCCGCCTCGCTCATGGCCTTCAGCCTCTGATACAGGGAGGCCATCTCCACGTTGGAGTTCTCGTCCAGTCGGTGGACGCGGACGAAGGTATCGACGATCACCAGCCTGATGCCGTTGGCCTTGATATGGGCGATGATCTGGTCCAGATCGCCCGGCGAATCCAACCGGACGCCCGAGCGTTGAAGGATCGAGAGCCCTTCGGATGGCACTCCGAGCCGTGAAAGACGGTCGAAAAAAGTCCCGGGAGACATCTCCTCGTTTATATAGAGGGATGCTATACGCCGTGCCTGATGGTCCACCAGCCATTTGGTTCCGGTGAGGCAAGCGCGGAGCAGATCGACCGCCACCCATGTTTTCCCGCCACCCGGCGGGGCCGTCACGAAATGGATTCCACCTGAGATGATCAGGTTGTCGACGATCCATTCCGTGTCGCTCGCGGCCGCGGCCAGCTCGGCCAGGCGATCCAGCCCGATGAACTCGAGCAGGTTCCCGCCGGTCTGGCCGACCGAATCCGGCCGATCGTCCGGTATACCGCCGGCCATCCATTCGACCCAACCGCGGGACATCTTGTCTCGAATCGCCACCGGCCCGAGCGGAGGATCGACGTATTTCGCGTCCCACCATTCGGCGATCCCAAGGGCGACCTGATACGGGAAGGACTTCGCCCGCAGGAAGCCGAGAAGCTTCACCAGCGCATTGTCGCGCCCGCCGAATGGCCCGCCACCTTCCGGGTGACGCTCGAACAGCGCGGCCCATTGGCCACCTTCGATCCGCGGCGCGTCCGCGCCGGTATGCTCCTTCGCGTGGTCGTGGAGGAGACTGTAGAACTCCTCCTCAGAGATTGGCATCCGATTCCTCCAGGGCTAGACGGGCCGATTGCACCTCGGCCTTGCTAATTCCTTCCAAAGCCGCGAACTCGAGGATCGATGCCTTCGAGTCGCCGCGGGCCATCATACGCTGAAGGATGCGGATGACCCACGAATAGCGGTCCTCGAGCGCGGAGCCGTCGGGCCACGGCTCGTCCCGCTCCCGATACCGACCAGCGGTGCTGAGCACGGAATCAAGCCCGCGAATCCTGCGGTAGGTTGCCTCTTCCTCTTCGGTCCAGTCCGGCGGGTTCGCCACGCTCGAGGCCGTGGCCTTGGCAATCACCGCCGGCCGCGGCTTCGCCTGAACCTCGACGATCCGGACCGGCTTCGGGTTGGCCGGGTCCTTGAAGTTCCAGGTCCCGGCGAGTCGAAGGATGCGCGTGAGGTCGGAAACATTATCGGTTCCTGGCGTGATGCGATCGGCATAGGATCGGAGGGCCTTTTTCGCCATCTTGCGCCGCTCGCGGGTATCGGCCTCGAAGATGGTCGGAGCGGACGAGTAGCCGTGCCAGCCGTTGCCAGAGTCCACCACCAGATCGCACCGGGCCAGCTGCTCGAGCGATGCGCCCGGCACCTTGCGATCGAGATCGGTCCAGAGGACGCCCATCTGGGCGATGTACTCTTCGCCCACCTTGCCCGATGCCAGATGCGAAACCTCGCGTGGAAGGACGCCGAGGTAGATGTCCGCGCCGTGGTCGAGCCATGTCTGGAGCTCGGCGAACACCAGGTCGATACCACCGAACAATGCGTTCAGCCGGACCGAGGTGCGGAACGGATTGGCGGGCTTGCGGAGCCCGCGGAATTCGACCCAACCGTCGTGGTAGCGGTCGAACAAAAAGTGCAGATGCCTCTCGGCATCCTTGCGATCGAAATCCATTTTGCAATTGTCTCCAAGCGATCCTAGATCGGTCGCTCGTCCTCCGGGATGCCGATATGCTCGGCGATGGCACGAGCGGCCGTGGGCCAATCATACGCCACTTCGAAGCGGTAGCCAAACGGTTCCAAGCGATCCCGCCACTTCGCCTGGTCCGGCGTGAGCCGGTTCTTCCCGGCCTTCATCTCCACCCAGAGGCCCGGAGCCGGTAGTGGAACGAAGATATCCCAGATGCCCGCCTTGACGCCGAGGGCGCGGAACTTCGCCGCGGTCCGCGGGTCGCGGTATCCACCGTTGGGCGTGTGGTAGACGAGCTCGAGGAGCGGATATCTGTGTGCCATCGTCCGCACCCAATGGATCAACGCGATCTGGGCCATGTCCTCATGGTGCTTCATCGGTAAGCTCCTTCCGCAGACGCTCGAGTGCACGAAGCACCGCGTCGCAAGCCGCCTGGCGCGAGACTCCGCGCAGCTCGGCCATTTGCTCGTATGTTCGCGGATCATCCCCATCGAATCCGAAGCGAAGCATTATCGCCCGCTGGTGGGTCGGCCGAAGCCGTTTGATGGCCGCGGCGATCGCCTTGGATTCGTGCTCGGCGATCATTCCACCGAGCAGGTCGAGCGTCTCGTCCTCGAGGTAATCGGCCGGCGCGATGCCGCCGGGATTGTAGGTATCGTCCAGGCTGATCATCTCGGTCTTGATGATGCGCCGCGAATCCTCGACCGCCGGGATGGTCAGATCGAGGGATTCGGCGATCTGGGCGTCCGTCGCATCGGGATCGGCCTTGAGCATCCGCAGGACGCGGAACGTCCTGTACGCGGCGTATTCGGGGACGCGGATTCCCCAGTTGTTCGCCACGCAATACCGCCTCACGCGGTTGACGATCTGGTATGTGGCGTAGGTGGCGAACTTGATGTTCCGGGAGAGATCGAACCGCTCGGCCGCGGCGGCGATCCCGAGCTCGGCTTCGAGCAGGCAGTCCTCCATCTGATCTGGCCGGGCATACCGTTTCGCGATCGCCATTCCAAGGCCCTTGTGCGCCTCGAGGAGAGCTCCGATGGCGAGATCGCGCCCGATGCCCATCTGGTACGCCTCGACCAGCAGACGATCCTCCTCGCGGGTGATGCCCTGATAATGCCGAGCACGGAGCCGCGTCGCCACGCCGCGAACGCGGGCCTCCGTCGGTTTCAAGGTTGCCCGAGCCGCTCCATATGCTTGCGATAGAGGATAGCCGCGAGGTTCTCGGGCGTCGTCTCCATCGCCTCGGCCAGCAGGACAAGGTTTCGCCTGGTCGGAATGCGCCGACCGGAGAGCCACGAACTCACGTTGCTCTGGTGCGATCCCATGCGCCGAGCGATTTCCTCTTGTGTGATGCCTCGAATCATGCCGGGAGTATATCGCACCGTAGGATGATTCTTGCCAGATATCGCACCGGATGCTATATTGGGCATGGAGGAACGATGCAAACATCAAACGAGATCGATCAAATCGCCGTCGCTCTGGCACAAATCCAGCGCGATATGCCCGCCGTCGGCAAGGACGGCCGAAACCCGGCGTTCCGCAGCCGGTATATGACGCTCGACGCCATCCTTGGAACCGCGGTGCCGGTGCTGGCGAAGCACGGCGTCGCCGTGGTTCAAGGCTCGGCGATCGCCAGCCTGGACGATAATTTTCGGCCGATGGCCGTCACCATCACCACCCGCCTGATCCACAAGTCGGGCCAATGGATCGCCACCGATGCGATCATCCCGATCACCAAGCCCGATGCCCACGGCATGGGCTCGGCGATCACCTACGGTCGGCGATACGGCATCGCCTCGATCCTCGGCATCATGGCCGATGAGGACGACGATGCCAATGCCGCCACGAACGTCGCGCAAGCCACCGGGCCGGCCGCGCAGACGCGAATCACGCGCCCGATCACCTCTGGAGGATACGATGGCAACCGTTGAGATTGGTGGAGAGCTTTGGGACGACCAGACCGGGGAATACCTCGGTCCGGTCTCCAATTGGATCGAAGGTCCCGTGGACTCGCTGGACGTGGCGATGCAGGTGATGCGCCGCCACCTCGAGCTGGAAGCCGCCCACGCGGCCAAGACCGCGGAACTGGAATCGGTGCTCGAGCACGTTCGTCGATTGTCCCGCGAATCCGCGGCGCGGCTCGAATGGTTCAAGCGTCGGTATCAGGAGGAGATCGCCGGTTTCGCCTTGACCCAGCTCCCGCGGGATCGCGCCGGGAACCTCAAGTCGAAGACCTGGCGAACGCCCTACGGCACCGTGTCCTTCCGAACCTCCGCGCCCAAGATCGAGGTGCAGGACGAGGAGGAAGCCCTGCGCTGGGCGGAAAGGCATTGTCCGGGAGCCGTGAAGGTCAAGCGGTCCATCCTCGTGTCGCAGATTCCGGAGGACGTGAAGACCGCCATGATCGAGAAGCCCGAGGATGCCGAGTTCATCGGCTTCGGCATCGTCGAAGGCGAGGAAACAGTCCGCATCAAGAGCCTGGTGGAGGAAGCGAAATGAAGACCGAGACGACGCATAAGCGTCTGGAATCGGTGGTGGCAAACCTGTACGATGCCGCCACCATGATCAAGATGATTCGCATGAGCGGTGATCCCGCGGTCGATGCGGAGACTTTCGCCGACATCGAGCTCGGCATCGACGCCCTGAACCAGCTCGTCGTGAAGGCGATGGCACTCGATGGGATCAGGCCGAAACCACGCCGGCCGCGTTGGTACGATGGCCTGCTCGCCGCCCTTCAGCACTAGACAAAAAGAAGCCCGGGCCAATCGGTCCGGGCTTCGGTCTGCTGGAGAACAGATGCGGGCTCAGTATACCTCACCAATTGATCCGCACGAAACCGCCGAGCTTGCCGAGCTCCGACCAGGTGCGGGTCTTTTTATAGACTCCATCGCCTTCGCGATTGACCCCATCCTCGGAATCAGGTCCCGTATTTCCCTCGACCGTCACCACGCCCCAGGGCTTCGCGGATTCGACGACGATCCCGATATGGGCGATCCTTTGCTTCGCCGCGAAGTAGAAACACGCCAGATCGCCGATCCTGGGCGATACGGTCCCGGCCTCCGCGGTCGCCACCGGAATCCAGAAACCGTTCGCCTTGGCCCAGTTGGCATAATCGGGCGTCCAGCCTGAGTCGGGGAATCCGGGTGGTATCTGGGTGCCGAGGCCGGCCGCGGCTCGCTCGAGCCGAAACCGCACGAACGCCGCGCACCAAGGCGATCCAGGCGGAATTCCAACCGCAGCCTGGTACGTCTCGACCCACCGTCCGCGGTTCTCGCCCTCCTCGACCACGCCGATGTTGAGTAGTGATTGCGCCGCGGCGTTGAGCGCAATGGGCCTGTTGCTCACGAATACGTCCTCCCGCCATCCGTCGACCGAACCACCGTGATTCCGTTGGTCGTGTGGTTGTAGACAATATAGAGATCGTCCAACCGCTCGTAGATATCGATGCTCTGGTCGGCCACGTTCGCAGCCACCAGCGTCGTCGCGGTCATCAGCACCGTTCCATTGGCATCGAGTATCTTCCCCTGGATCGCGCCTCCGGACGTCCTCCAAATGTAGTATTCGAGGCCGAGATCGTCCACGCAGAAGGCCGGCTGCGTTCCGCTGCTGTTGATCACCGTGCTCACGAACGATGCTCCTTCGGTCTTGGTGTATTGGCGGTCGAGCCCGCCAGCGGTGTTCTCGACGAACAGGACGATTCCGAGATCGGGATCGGTATGCAACGTCCGCAGGTGCAGGTTCGCCGCTCCGGTGATGCTCGTGATCGTCTGCGTATAGGCCGTGCCAAGCGGTCCGGCGGCTTTCCAGAGGCTGATGGTTCCGGACTGGATCGTGGCGTAGTAGTGCTGATTGAGGATGTTTCGATCCGCGCTCACGAACGTTCCACTCGGGCTTGTGAGCTTGAACACGGCCCGTTGTTGCTTGTTGGTGTAGAGCGGGTCTGGATCGCCGGTATCGAGCGTGTTGCAGACCGTATTGTGATTCGCCATTCCAAGCCCGGCTGGAAGGCCGGTCCAATACTCTCCGATGGTGTTGCTCGCGCCCGATCCGCGGCTCGCGCTGGTCGAGTCCAGGCGAAGATACACCGTCTGGAGCGGGTATGGCTCGGTGTCCGTCCCAAGCACCAGCCCATGCGCTCTGCCTCTGGCGTAGTTGACCGCCAAAAGGCTCAGGTATTGAACGCCCGCGTCCTCGATCTCGAACGCGTCGAACGCATCTGGTACGTAGTCACCGTTGAGCTTGCGGTACATGGTCTGGGCGTATACCTGCACGTCCGCGCCTCCAGCGGACTGGTCCGTGTCCATCCAGAGTTTGTCGCCTTGACCGCGTCGCCGCGTCAGACCGCCGAGCCAGATCGCGTGGCCGTTGACGCTATTGGCGTAGCCGTTCTTGATGTACGAAGGAGAGCTGTTCGTGGTGCTCGCGGTCGCGGTGTATCCCTGGTGACGCACCACGGTGCCGTCTGATGCGTTGATCGCATTCACCAGATCGGTGATCGTCCAGATGGTATTCGCGGTCGGGCTGGTCTCCCAGACGGCCCATCCTTCCTCGCTCTGGGTATTCCCTTCGGTGTCGCCCTGGAACAGGCGATTCGTCGTCCAGCTGTTGCCACCGAAGCTCGTCTTCTGGAGCTTGGTCCAGGTTCGCGTCGGAGTCCAGTTGCCCTTGCACCATTGGGTTGCACCGCTCGAGGATGAAAGATGGATATCCCCCATCTCGAGGCTCGTGCCCGTGAGCGCGATCTGCGTGGCCCTGGTGATCCCCCAGTAGTCGCCATCGAGGAGCTGGCCGGCATTGGTGGGATCGGAAGGATTCATCCGCGGGTATGGACTATCCGTCTCGTCCATTGTCGATGTTTTATTGTCCGGGGAGCAAAGGTCCAGATAGTAGTAGCTGAACGTTCCGCCGGTGACCGGGATCGTCCAGCTCTTGACAACGCTCGATGGCTGGGTCGTGATCGATACCGTTGCGCTTTGAGTCGTGCCAGCGGTGACGCGGAGCTGAACCCGGAGATACCGGTAGGAGTTGAGCCCGACGCCCTCCGAAGCGAAGGTCCGCGTTGCCGTCGTCGTACCGGTGCTGATCGCCTTGGTCTGGGATTGCTGGACCGATGCGCCCGCGAAGTGCCAGCCGCGCAGGTACATCGTCGTGTTGGCCGTGTCGTCGCCCAGGCTCGACAAGCTCGAGGACGAGACGTCCGCGTAGACCCATGCCGGCACGGTGTTCGCCGAGGCCGAGCTGGTCGACGGTGAACCATAGGCCGGGTCTGTAAAGCTGCTGGAGATCGAATACTTCTGGAACGTGTCGGATGCGTCGAACGAACCGGCCACCGCGGTGACATCCCGGTAGCCGGTCGCACCGTCGAAGCCCGTGATCCTGCACGTCAAGGAGTCGGGATAACTCTGGTTGAATGCAAGGATGCGCCCGCGCACCGTGACGTCCCGCTTGTAGGTCACCGAGGTGTTGACCGTGGCGTAACTGTTGACGCCGTAGTACGGTGCGCCGATTCCATGCCCGGTGACGATGCTCTGGGTGGCCGTACAGGATTGGCCGTTGCCCGTGTGGCTGTAGGTCGGAATGGACCCGGACATGGACAGGCTGTTCATCGCCTGGCTACTGACCGTGAACGTTTTCGCGGTCGTCGTGTTGTTGTAGTACGTCCAGTCGACGTCGAGCGTGTGATTGAGGTTCGACGCGGTACCAACGCTACCGGTGGCCGTGACCGCGGTTCCGTTGGCCGTGATCTTGGCGAGGGCTGTCACTCCTGTCTCGGCCCGCTCGTACATGGTGTAGGTCGTGTCCGGATACGCCGTCCCGGCCACGCCCATCGCGGATTGGGTGATGTCCCATTTGATCGTCGTGTAGTCGATCGAGACGTCCCATTGGACGGTGCAGGCCCCAACGTTGACGCTAATTCCGGTCGCGGCCTGAGCCGCGGTGCCGGTGCCCGATGCCAGCGTGACGTTGGTCGTGGTCGTCGCCCCGAAGCCGTTGTCAACCGTGATCGCGGCAATGATCGTGTACGTCCAGCTGGTCGTGCCAAAGCCGGATGTCGATGCCGTCCAGCTCGTATCGCACGTCCCGCTCTGTTGGTTGCTCGCGAACGTGATCGGGCTCGGAAAATACTGCTCGAGGATATCCGGCGTCGGAACATCGCCGGGATATACATGGACTCGGAGGTCGAACGAGCAGAGGGCCGTAAACGTGGAGAGCCTGGTCCGGTCGATGTAGGTCGCCATCAGACGGCCTTGTAGAGCCCGCGGTAGGTGCAGTTGCGAACGTGCATCATGTCATCGGTGACGCCTTCGCGGGTGAATGTGATGTTCGGAATCGCGATCACCTGGTAGGTGCCCAGTAGTCCAGGATCGACACCGACCGTTGTTTCGGGCAGGCTGATCCCGACCGTATCACCAATCCAGACCACATTGGTATGCTGGGTGCCGTCGAATAGATACACCTTGCCGTATTCGGTCGGAGCGATGAACGCACCGCCGCTGGTCGCCGATAGCTGGAACAAGCCCGTGGCGGTCGCCACGACGTAGTACGTCGTCGAGCTGGTGAACCCGCCGATCGATATCTCGAAGGTGATCGTATTCCCGACCGAATATGAATGGACGCCCTCGAGCCATGGAGCATCCAGGATCACCGTACCGCTGGCGGTAGGCGTGATCGCCGCTCCACCGCTCGTCGTCGCAAGGCCGAGCGTCGTGGCCGTCCGGCTCACAACGTAGTAAGTCGTCCCGGCGGTGATGTTGCCGACCGTCGTCCGCGGAACAACGCGGACACCGTCCACGAAGCTGTTCGTGCAGCTGATGGTCGCATTCCCGCTCGTGACCGTCGCGGTCGCGCTCGGTCGCAGGAGAGCCTTGACCGGAGCTGGCGAGTAGTAGGTGAGCAAATCGGATTCCCACTCGACGAGATACCGCCCGGTTCCAAGGCGGTTGTAGAGCAGCGAAGCCGCGGAGTCGACCGCGCTCTGGGTGGTGAGGTTCTCGTTCGTGAGGATGTACTGAATCGGCCTACCGCGCCAGTTGTCCGGCCGCGATGCCGGCGCGGTGCCGGGCGTCTGGGATGCGGTGTCGATCGTCGTCTTCACCAGCAGTTTGTTCGTCTTCGGGTCCTGCCCCACCACGGTGACCTGATTCGCCTCGGGAGACTCGTAATATCGCCGAAGCCCACGAATCGTCTTCGTGGACGCGAGGTAGTACGGGTAACCTCCCCAGGCGTCCGCATCCTCCATCCGCTGGTAGATCGTCATGCACGACGTGGTGCCGACCGATGCCGGATCGGAGACTTGGAACTTGTAACCGCCGGTCGGACTGGTTGCCGAGGTTGGACGCCATCCCAGATACCAGGTCGCAAAGTATTCGTCGCGGAAGGCGTTGATGTATCCGCCGGCGTAGTCGCCACGCTTGGGAACCATGGCGTAATTCCCGCGGCTGATGTCGGCCGAGAATGGCACCGTGAACGTGCTCGAATAGTTCGAGGAAAGGTATGTGGCGGTCGAGTAGCCGGCAACCGGGAAGACCTTGTCGAAGAACTGGGCAATGGTGTTGTTGTCGTTTGGAACCGCCTCGGGGAACATGGTGACGTCGAAATCGCCGAAGCGGTCGACGCCCTGGAACCTGAACGTGCCGTTCGTGT